GACGGGGGCTCTCCCGATCGTTTTTTTTTTTTTTTTTTGCTTTGCATCCATCCAGTCTTGGATCGAAAAGAAGTTCACTTCTCCTAGACCGCCGTAAGAGCGCGGTATGTGAACTTTAAGTCGTTTCCCGACTTGGAAGTAACCTTTAACCGATGGTTCAATCAAAGGAGATGAAGCATACTCTTTCCATAGCTTCTCAGGATTGGCAGATCGGCCATCCGAGATACTTAGTACAAGAGTGGGGCGAATAGCGATTGGCTTGTTCCAGCCGTCACCATCGCGGAACCACAGCTCGCTGTTGACAGTGAAAGCGTTGCCATTCAGAATGGTCTTACCGCGCGATACACGTCCTCCAACGAGAGCTACGTTCTGCTCCCAATTGTTGCCCCTGTCGTTGCTCTTGAAAACGACATCATCTCCATTCACACCTACGGTTTGGATGTTCTGCAGAGATTTTCTCGTAAAGTTCGATCTTTCCCACTCGATTTCTTCAGGTGTATTGTTCAGAAACGCCACGAAAGAAACCAAGCATAAAATTGGGAAGGACAAGATCGAGCCCATGAGTTGACCTCTTTTCATTTTTTCGTTTTTTTTTAACTCGGCAGAAGTCGTAAAAAGCTTCATTTGTATAGCATCCGATTCATCAAGAGAATCATCTATATGTACCAGACGATCTATGACGTGAGATGCGAACCAACCATCAAAAAGGTCGGTCGCGGACTCTAGGTCTCCGCTTACATAAAGCTCATCGATGCTTCTTTCAAGGAAGTCCGAGTTTTTTTTTAACCACTCTCCAACAGTCTGCCCGAATATCGACCACTTGCAACGTCTGATCATTGACGCCATGTAAGTGTTCAGGTAGGAATACTTAAGATTATACGCACTATCGATCGTAATTGTGCGCATTTTTCCTCCTGTGACGATTGTCTGGACTTTTACTTCAGACTTGTCGAAGCTTGGCTCTTCACTGTAGTAGACTTCTCGCTTCCCCCCTTCCAGCCGAGAGGCCTCGACGGAAGCAGATCCATGAGTAGGGTGCTTGACTCCCTTCTTCTTGAAATCTACGAGAGACGGCTTATCGAAAAGTGTCTCAGTCAACTTAGTAAAGAGTTTTTTTATTTTTTCTAATTTTTTTTCATCTCGAGCCGGAATATCAGAGTACACTCGTTCGAGGAACTTCTGGTTCGCTTTCTCAAGGTTTTTCTGTCTCGGAGTGACGAAGCACTTCCTACCAAGGTACAGAGAGAATGCACGCGACGCGGATTCAGACTCTAGAACCGGGAAGGAGTAGCCCTGATACGAGAACATATTGGTGCCGTCCTTTTCTAAACTTCCGAAACATCGCTCCATAGCCTCATCCATCAAGTCCTTACGGTAAGGACGACGGATAATTTTTTTGGTTGGCAGGAGTAGTTGCTGGAAGCAGCACCATAGGTCAGTGTTCAAGACATCAAGTTTAGCCTCGAAACGTTCAGTTAATGGGATATTATCCCTGATCGCATCAATGGTCGCGATCACATTGTTTCGTTGCTGACTCGCTCTCTCGAGAACAGTTTTTTTCGATTTTTTTGAGGGCCTGGCGCCCAGTTTTATGTATTTCATAAAAGAGTGGATGGTTTCGGTAGCGTGGAGTTGATCATAACGGTACTTCACTTCTTGTGCAAGTATCACTTCCGAATGATCGACTGTGCTTTTCACGAACCCGGAATACAGTTGGCTCGAAACACGAGTTTTACATCCTTGAACCATGGGGATGACCGACAAAGTATTTGAA